ATTGGTATTTATAGCCTTTGCGATATGCGATTTTATCAAAAGTCATTCGGCTCTGGCGGTCGAAGCAGGCCAGATGATTGGTCGGGCGATGGAGGTAAGTCGCTCATGGGCGGTGCTGGCGGCGGTGCCGGTGGTCATATTACAAATGGGAACTCCTACGCTAATGGAAGGAGTGGTGGTTATAGCCAGATTGGAAAACTGGCGGGGGCCACTTATACCTCTGGTAATGGTACGAGCGGCGGTGGTCCGGCGGGCGGCAGCGGTGTCGGTGCTAATGGTAGTAATGGTACAGTTGCTGGCGAGGGTGGCGGTAGTGGTTCCGCTGGAAGTACAGGTATCTCTGGAACCGGCGGGAGTGGTTATGCACGCGGCGGCGGCGGCGGCGGCGGCGGTGCTTCGGTCAATGGTTACAACGCTAGCGCTGGTGGAACTGGTGGTGCTGGATTCCTGCGTATTACCACTTGGTCATAAATAAGGAGAATGAATATGCAAAAGGCTTTAATAGACACGGCAAGTGGGAAGGTATTCAACACAGTTGAGCTTCCTGACAACTGGACGGGTGCCGAGGAAGAATGGCAGGTACCTTCAGGCCACTCTGTCATAGACATGTTAGATGGTGGGCTTGGAGATACATGGAACGGGACTGTGTTCGTTAAGCCCCCGGCTCCTGTAGTTACTACTGATCAGGCCTTTGAAAAACTACGAGAAGAACGCAACCAACTTCTGAACAACACCGACTGGTGGGCTTCCACCGATTTGAGTATATCTGAAGCTCAGACCGCTTACCGCCAGGCCCTGCGTGACCTTCCTGCCGACACACCTGATCCTGCTGCCAACATAACTTGGCCCGTAGAACCCGAATAATGGCTTGGTTCCTGCACGAAGGTAAATGGCATCGCCACGCAATAATGACCCTATTGCTCCTTGCAGCCTGCTCCACTGTGGATACAGGTAGTGTGCGCCATGGCGATATGTCACGTGAAGATATACGAGAGATCATGACCGACACGGAAAGCCTCGGCAGCTTCCTCGATGACCTAAGCGGACTGACTGATGAGGAAAAACAGGCCCGCAAGGCTCTAGCCAAAGCTAGGAAGAATAAGTAATGAGCAAATGGCAACGTGATATGACTAAGACAGAGATACAAGAAGCCATGAAAGATCTACCAGACTTAGGTAGCTTCTTGGATGATCAAAATGAAGACTGAACAAAACAGAACGGTCACGGGCGGGGTTACTGGTGGAGGAGCAGCGGTCATCACAGTATGGGCGCTGCCCCAGCTTACGGACCTAGTGATCGAGAATGTGGAAGCCTCCGCCCTGACGGTAGCCTTTACTGCCTTGTTCAGCTGGCTTGTTCGATACCTGCCCAGACCCGAATGACTTTTGATAAAATCGCATATCGCAAAGGCTATAAATACCAATTAGCCGGGACCTGTTGCTATGCTCTGTTAGTAGATATCAAGGTTGTGATTTCGACTGAGTTCATTGACCTTGGATCCAGCGGGGACCTAATTATCAAGTCAGGTTACGCTTGGGATGGCCCCTCTGGTCCGGCCATGGACACTAAGACTGCAATGCGTGGCTCACTTATTCATGACGCTCTTTACCAGCTTATGAGAATGAATCTTTTACCACAGTCCTTTAGATTGATAGCCGATAAAAAATACAGAGCTGTCTGTGGTTTGGATGGGATGTCTGCGTTCAGAAGGTGGTATCATTTCAGATTAATAAGACGTCTTGCATCAGGAGCTGCAAAGCCTCGCGCTCGAAAGAAGGTTTTTATTGCCCCCGTGCTTGCTGCCTTTGTTTTGATGGGCTGCGCAAGTTCCTATGCAGCTATTGGAGCTGCTGCTGCGGACAAGTCTGTTAAAGGAGCTTTATTCGTAATCTGTCGTGCAGGCTCTATTGGTTCTATCACAAGAGCTTTTCTCAGCGACCCAGAAACCGCGAAGGCTTGGGGCATTCTTTGTAATCGCAAGACCTATTTGCCCTTTGATTCCCATGAACCTGATAACCAGTAGGGAAGACTATGGTAACTTCTGGAACCTTTACATTTCGCCTGACCGTCGAGGAAATGGTCGAGGAAGCTTATGAACGCTGCGGTAAGAACCCCTCCGTTCTGACCGGCCATGATGCTGTCACCGCTCGCCGCAGTCTTAATCTCCTGTTTAGTGAATGGGCTGTCCGAGGTATCAACTACTGGACCCTCGTGGAGACGACCCTGGACATGGTGCAGGGTACAAGCAGCTATACCCTCCCTGCCGGTACCCTGGATATCTTTACCGCCGTGCTGCGTCGATCGAGCGTGGATACGACGATGGGCAGGATAGCCATAACCGATTACCACGGCCTACCGGATAAAGCCGAACAGGGACGCCCCACGGTCTACATGCTAGATCGTCAGTATACTCCCGTCCTCTATGTGTGGCTGACCCCTGAAAATTCTACCGACGATATTGTCTACTGGCGCATGGCCCAGATTGAAGACGTCACGCTGTCTCAGCAAGACGCTGATGTCCCCTTTAGGTGGACAGAGGCGCTTGTTTCTGGCCTTGCGGCCAAGCTGGCGCTGAAGTCAGCGCCAGATCGTCACCCGAATCTTCTCCTAGAAGCTGAGCGGCAGTTCAGTTTTGCCAGCGGCGACGAAAGAGAAAAAGCTTCACTAACCATTATTCCAGGGTGAGCCGATGTCCACCTATGCCTCATTGACACAAGACATTCAAGACTGGGCCGAGGACGATGATTCCGAGTTTACGGCAGAGATTGATAACTTCATAACCTTTGCAGAATCCAGGCTTTTTCGCGATGCTCCCTTTCTCCCAATTTTCAAAAGCACCGACACAGGGACTATGTCGACTTCCAATGAATCCATAACCCTGGCTTCCACCACCCGCACCATTCGGGCCATGACTATCACCATTTCTAGTTCTGAGGTCCCCCTTTATCAAAGAACAGACAGTTTCCTACGGGACTTTGCTCCTACACCCGGCGACACTGGTCAGCCGAAATTCTACAATAGGAACAGTGAAACAACCGTCATCGTGGCCCCGGTTCCTGACAGTGATTATGCTTATACCCTCCTGGTAACGAAACAGCCGACAGGCTTGTCCTCGGGCAACACGACCACATGGTTATCTGTCAATGTTCCAGATATCTTGCTCTTCGCCTGCATGGTTCGTGCTATGGGCTTTACCAAGAACCATGTTAAAAGAGCAGAGTGGAATGAACAATATCTCGAGGGTCTGAGTTCTCTTCAGAATGAAATGGGTCGCAACATGAGCAACGAGGACACTACGGGCGCGTAATGACCACCTATGCAAAAGGTACAAAGTCCAGGGCTATGTGCGATCGATGCGGGTTCGAGGTTCCGTATCTTGATCTCAAGCTCGAATGGACTGGGCTGCGTGTGTGTCAGAAATACGATTGCTGGGAACCAAAGCATCCACAGCTAGAACCTCGTTCGGTGGTCGATGCTGAAATTCTCAAGGATCCCCGACCAGACAACGACACTGAGGCTTAATTATGGCATCAACTGCATCAGACCTACTGAAGTTCGAAAAACAAGCCACTGGAGAAAATGCCTCTGACTGGGGAACCAGAGCCAATCGGGCCATGTCCCGACTGGAAGAGGCTATTGCCGATATCACCAACATAGTCGTAACTACGACGAACTACACCCTGGAGGATACCCAATACACCGAGCATGTGGATGGGAGCAATACGTCAGAATCTCACTGTGCGGCGGTTAAGGTTACGGGCGCTTTGACAGGTAATCGTCAGGTCATTGTACCGCTGAGAAACAAGATCTATTGGATTTGGAACGCTACTAGTGGAGCATATACATTAACAGTTATCGGTGCTTCTGGTAACGGCATCGAAGTCCCACAAGGGTTCCAGATGGCGGTCATCTGTGATGGTACCAATGTCGAAGCTTTAAGCATAGCGACGACCGAAGCCGGGGCCTTGGGTCCTCTTGCAGCTGATCTGGATATGAACGGCAAGAATATTGACGATACCGGCGGTAATGAGTTAATTAAATTCACTGAAACAGCCTCGGCCGTTAATGAATACACCATCGCTAATCAAGCCGCCGGGACCTCGCCTACCATATCAGCGACCGGGGGCGATACAAATATCGATGTGAATCTTGTCCCCAAAGGCACGGGCGTCCTTAAAGAAAATAATGTGGCTGTTGGGTTGACTGGGAAGCATGCTCTACCAGTTCCTGCCGCCGGAATGTATACGGCCTCTACCAATGGTGCGTCTAGTGGTTCGGTGGAAACTTCTTCCAATGCTGTCATGCTTCGTACATTTGACTTTGACAAGGATACAGATGAGTATGTTCAATTTGCCTTGCCCATGCCTAAGTCATGGGATGAGGGGACAGTAACAGTTATCTTTCACTGGAGTCATCCCACCACCACGACCAATTTCGGCGTGTCGTGGGCAATTCAAGCTGTAGCCTTCGGCAACAGTGATGCTCTGGACGCAGCCTTTGGTACAGCGGTCGTAGTTGATGATACTGGTGGCACGACGGATGATCTCTTTATCACAGCAGCGACGGCGGCGGTCACTGTGTCAGGCACTCCCGCCGCCGAAGACTTTGTTATTTTCCGAGTGTTTAGAGATGTAAGTGATAGTAACGATAACATGGCCGTGGATGCACGACTTCATTCATGCACCATCTTTATCACTACCAACGCGGGAAATGATACGTAATGATCCCCTTTCTTTCCAGCTCAATGCTTCTTGGTACGGCGGGCTCCTTTATAGCGGCTACTGGAGGGACTATCATAGAAGATGGGGACTTCAAGGTTCACACATTCAATGCGAGTGGAACATTTGAAATTACGAAACTCGGCGATGAAGGAACTGTAGAATACCTCGTTATTGCCGGTGGCGGAGGTTCTGGGGGGAATAGCGTAAATGGCTCTTCAGGTGGTGGTGGTGCCGGGGGATATTTAACATCTGCTGGTCACGTGGTTACAGTGCAATCCTATACAATCACGGTGGGTAATGGGGGGTCTAGAGGAACCACCATTAACAACGCTTCTTCTGGATCGTCGAGTTCCTTTGATACAATAAGCACGACAGGAGGAGGATCGGGTGGGTTTTTCTCCAACAATCCGAACGGCGGATCAGGCGGTGGCCACCGAGATACGGGAGGTACTGCGGTTTCCGGACAAGGCAATGCGGGAGGTAATAGTGCAGGAAGTTCTATAGCTAGTGGTGGTGGAGGCGGTGCTGGTTCGGCTGGTGGGAATGGAACAGGTCAGGGTATTGCTGATAGCGGAGGAGCGGGAGGAAATGGACTGTTCTCAAGTATCACAGGGACTTCTGTAAAGCGCGCTGGCGGGGGCGGCGGCGGAGACGTAGGTATTGGGGGTAGTGTTGGAAGTGCCGATACTGATAGTGGAGCAACTGCTGGAGCAACTGGTGGAAGTACAGCCGGGACTCCTACAGTAAACACAGGAAGCGGAGCTGGTGGTGGTGGGTCAACAAACGGTAATGTGGCTCAGGGTTTCGGAGCGCCAGGGGCTAGCGGTGTTGTCATAATCCGGTACCAGTTTCGATAAGAGGATAGTCAAGATGCTCGCAGAACAGTTCATCCAAAAAACTTCCGATACAGCGGTTGGCGCAAGTCTGGCAGCGGGCGGGACCCTGGGCTTCACGATTCAATCAATTGTGGAATGGGCCTCTTATGCCGTGACCCTGGGCAACCTTGTTCTGGTCGGTGGGGGCATCTACATTATGGTACTTAAATTGAGAAAATCAAGAAATCAGGATTCACCTAAGAAATAGGGAGCTAGAGCATGCGACGCATAATCTTATTTCTACTTTTTCTTGTCTTTCTTTCTTCACCCCTGGTGGCTGAACATCCCCTAAACCCTTGCGACATACTGACCGACTGGGAAAAACGCCTTTCAGAAAAATACGGAGAAGTTCTCCTTGGTAAGATGCGATCTGCAAACACTATTGTCCACATCTACGGCAACCCTAAAACTCAGACCTGGACTCTAGGCAACGTGATCATGGCCCCTGATGGCCCCATTCTACTGTGTGTCGTATCGGTAGGAATGGGCTATAGATTCCTTGAAAATCTAGAGACGGAGATTCTTGGTAGAGATGCCTAAGTATGGAAAAACATCAATGCGACGTCTGGTGACTTGTAATAGCATCCTACAGTTTCTATTTCAGGAGGTGATTGAGCGTCTGCCTTGGACAGATCCTAGTTCTGGCATAACCATTAAGGACTGTACGATTGTCTGCGGCCACCGTTCAAAGAAAGAGCAAGATGAAGCAGTAAGAAAGGGATTTTCTAAGGCCAAGTTTCCTAGCAGCAAACACAATATTATTCCATCAGAAGCTGTGGATGCTATGCCCTATCACAAGGCCCTGCCACACATTCATTGGAAAGATTTGGATGAAATGGAAATTTTCAGCAAGCTTGTTTTAGCCAGCGCCAAGGATCTAGTCCTTCCTATTCGATGGGGTGGAGATTGGGATATGGATGGAGTTCGAGTTGACAGGGATCCGGATGAGCGGTTCATGGACGGGCCTCACTATGAAATGTTGGATGTAATCAGTGACCTTAGCTAAGTTTAAAATTCCTGGGGGAGTTTATACCGACAATACGGACTATTCTACTGGTCCGTTCTGGACGGCTGCGGATAGAGTTCGTTTTCAACAAGGCCAGCCCGAACCTATTGGTGGTTGGGAAGCCGAAGCGGCCCTGAATGCAACAAACGGGACACCGAGCAAGTCCCTACCGTGGCAAGATCTCAGTAACAACGTGTTGATGGCCATAGGAACTGAGCAGTTTCTCTATATCATTAAAAATAGCACGTTATTTGATATCACCCCTGTAGACAACATAGCTTCATTATCTGGAGCTATAGATACAGTTAATACAGATAACACCGTGTCGGTGAACGATACCAGTCACGATGAAAAAGTAGGTGACTGGGCCGTTATTACTGGATGTGCTGCTGTGGGAGGTCTCACTATCAATGGGACCGTGAAAGTTGCGACGGTCGTTAATGCCAATAAATGGACCTTTGAACACGCCTCCGCAGCAACCAGCACCGTATCAGGGGGAGGCGGTGGTAGTATCTCAATCACCTACCTTTTAGAAACGGGAAATGCTGTGACGACTGCGGGATTGGGCTGGGGCGCTGATGTCTTTGGTAAGAATGCCGCTGGAGACCGGGCCTGGGGCGATGCTGCCACGTCTTCTGCCATTCAACTTGACGCAACTCTCTGGTCTTTTGATCTTTTTGGTGAAGATCTTATAGCTTGTCGTAGAGGAGGGCTTCTTTATCGGTGGGATGCTTCTGTTGGCACAGGAACGCGAGCAACTGTTATAGCTAATTCCCCCTCGACTAATTTGTTTGTTGCAGTTTCAACACCAGATCGTCATCTGGTCTCTTATGGGGCGCATGATGGAGGGGCTAGTGATCCCATGAACATAGCCTGGGCCAACCAAGATACCACCACGACTTGGACGGCTACCGCCACCAATACCGCCGGTAATCGCCGCCCACACCCCGGCGACAAAATGGTTGCGCAATGTAAAGTTAGAGATCAGATGCTGGTATGGTCAGATAAAGCCTTATTTGCTCAAATTTTTGCTGGTGACCCTTTTACCTTTGCCTTTAGGTACTTATCCTCTCAGTGTATCCCTATGGGTCAAAATGCAATAGTCTGTGATGAATCTAATGCCTACTGGATGGGTACAGATAACTTTCATATCTTTGATGGAGCAGAAAGGATTCTTAATTCCCCTGTCCGGGACTTTGTTTATGGTGATTTAAACAACAGTTTCACTGATATTATATTTGGTGGATTGAACCCTAGATTCTCAGAAGTGTGGTGGTTTTATCCTTCTGCTGCGTCTCTCAAGTTCCCCGACAAGTATGTCACCTTTAACACTATCACGAAGGAATGGTCCACCGGCCTGATGGCTCGCACTACTTGGAATCCCCCGGAATCCTGGCGCACTGTGCCATATACCTTTGGATCTGATGGAAAGTTCTATAACCAAGAAACCGGACTGAATGCCGATGGTTCTTCCCTGTCCTGGTCTCTTTCTTCAGGGGTGATAGAAATCCCCGATGCAGGAGACCAGTTGTTCTTCATAGACAGATGGGTGCCAGATATAGAGCAACAGACCGGAGATATCACCCTTACTTTATTCTATAGGAAATACCCTCGAGCCACAGAAAACAGCAAGACAGCGACCCTCGCGCCTACCACAGATAAGGTGACAAAGAGAATTCGTGGGAGACAGCTAAGGATTGGATATTCCAGCACAGCGGCCCAGAGTTTCGCTAAGATAGGCGATTTAAGGGCTGA